AGTTACTCTCCTTGGAATGTGGTGGTCTGAACGCTAGCGGTCGTTTCTACCGCCCAATATAACTAGCTCTCGTCTTGGATCCATATCTTCGCCTATAACTAAAGATACAATTCCTGGAGCACTTTCTAACCCTGACTTATCTCTAAACCAAGCAGATCCGTTATCCATTGCAGGATTCTGAATAAACAATCTTGGACCAACGTTCTGTGAACGATAGTGGTGATAGTGACCAACGTTAAGAATGTCTGCTTGTGCTACTGAGCAACGCCCCATAGCTTGTCCAGCCCACCACTTAACCATGTCACGTGCTTGATGACCATGAGCCATTCCATACATAACACCGCTTAGATTGACAGTCAATGTACTGTCATCTGCTGCTGGGTATCTAAACTCGACTCGATCACGAAGGAAGTCATTCTCTTTACAGATGTCCTCAACTTGAGCAACCACTTCAATTTGCCAAGAATCTTCCGGACGACCTACAAGAAATCGTTGAACTTCGTCATGGTTTCCAGGAACTACTGGAACAATAATCTTTTCCGCTAACGGAGCAAAAGCTTTAATCTGTGCAAGAAGCATACGACGCCCCACACGAACCTGCTCTGATACGCCGATATCGTGACGCCCCATAACCTTACCTTTTTGGCTAGTCATACCTTCAATGCAGTCACCAAGTTGTGGCAAAGCAATTTGACCTATGTTGTACTTCTTTGTCAAGTACTTATGATGCTCTACAGCTTCATCTAAAGATAGTAGAACACGGTTAATAATTGCAGGAGTATCGTCTTTACCGTACTGAGTGTCTCCTATGCTGTATACGGCAGTTAAGTTGCCTTTGTTCTCAGCAACCTTCCCCGGCTTCCACTTAGTAATAGTGCTAAGTAATTCTGTAAGGTCATAATCTTTTTCAGTTGATCCATTTACTGGAACAACATTAATTCTAAAAGACTCTAGCCAATCACCGTCGTACTTTTGCCAACGTGAACGTCTGTGAGAAACTACAGCCCACTCTGCTGGATCTAAGTTAGCTTCCCTAAGAATCTCTTCTGCACCTGGAGTATTGCCATCAGGACGTGGAGTTGAAACAATAAAGCCACCGTCAGTTCCAATTTCAGAACGAGGACGCCATGCTTCTGGGATATTTTTATTTACTTTATCTGATCCTTCTTGACCAGCTTTTATAATTTCGTTGTAATCATCTGCTAAAGACATACACAATCACCTCTCCGGTGTTCACGAACTGCTGTTAGTCCAAATTCTCCACCTGCACGGCGAAGTAATAAAAATAAATCTTTTGAGCTTAGCTCGGAATCATCCATAGCTACCTTGAGTGTTGCTTTATCATTTTCTTCGAGAGACTCTGACCACTGGCCAACAATACAAAGCTTTGTTATAGCTGTTACTGCTTTTACTTCTGCGTACAAATCATGCAACGACATTTGCTCCTCCAAATTTAGGCCAAGTGTAGCACTAGGCCCTGAGGAAACCCCAAGGCCTAGTAACTAGCGTACACTAAATTAGTAAGAAGTGCCAGCACCAGAATCAAAGTTGGTACGGTCGCGCTTCATAGCGGTCTTGATAATACGTCCATTTGCCTGAGTCATTCCGGCAGCAGGGTCTGTGAGCTTTGTGTAACGAGCCTTGATAGAGTATGCAGCTCCGTTGCGATCTTGCGCAGGAGATGCAGCAGGTACATTTGCACGAGGAGCGCCCTTTTGACTTGTTGGGTCTCCAGCTGCTGTGTTCTTCTTTGGTACAAGTGTGCCGGCCTTTGGTGCTGCAGATGGAGAAGTAAACTTAATTCCATCTTTCATCATAGGCTTGCGACCTTGCTTTGCCATACCTGCAAGCGCCTCGTCAGGGCTTGGGATTGAGCTTTTTGCCATGGTGTTCCTAACTGTTAAGAGATCTCTTATAATAAAGAATATATCAATTTACATTGATAGTAAAGACTATTGCTGAAATTTGTCCGTCGCGGGAATCCACAGTAGTAAATCCTGGTCGGCAGCTAAGGTCAAGACCTCTAGGGGCAACATAACCTCTAGCAATGGCAATTGCTTTAACAGCCTGATTTACTGCGGATGCGCCCACGGCACGTAATTTAACTTGAGGGCGTTCATATAGAGCATGAGCAATGGCAGAGCCTACGGATTGTGCATTAGAACCAGCACTTACACGCAGGAACTGCTCTTCTGTTGTATCTTTTTCAATCACGAGTTTGTAGTCCTTTGGATTCGATTAGTAATCGCCCACCCAAGGAAAACGGTACGTTATTTAAGATGTCCCGTCAGCGTATCCAGCTTCTTTTAACAGGTTTACAAAGTCCTCTAAACGAATAATTACTGGCCATTCGCCTATGCTGGCCTCTCCTTGGCCGTTAAGACGCAGCACAGCTACCGGCAGGTCTTTCCCGTTATGGCGCTCTTTTAGCTGCTTTATAGCCGCTGAGGGATTAAAACCGGCCCTTGCTTTTACTTCCCAATCAATACCTATAGTGCCGGTAACATCGGTGCCTGAACGTCCTGCGCCGGTAGATTCAGCGTAGGGCCACCCATTCTCAACTAAATAGTTGGCTACAATCTTTTGAGATTTGTAGCCCCTATGCTTTCTACTCTGGGAAGGCATCTTGCATCCTAGTTCTAATAAGTAGTTCTAAGTCTTGGATTGATCCGCTGTTTACAAAAATCTGCTCTACTTTGTAACCGTCTAGCTGAGTCTCTGAAACATGAGAGTTTACTGCTTCAACTCCAGGACGTTTTACACGCCAAATTTGACCGCCTAAACTTCTAATCATGTTAGCTTCATTTTCAAACCTAACATCAGTAATTACGACGCGATCACTTGAGTCTACAGAACTTAAAGCTGCGTTAATCCAAATGTCCTCATCAATCAAATCTCTTGCAGAGATTCCTAGATCTTGAAGCAATCTACGAACTTGTGGTTCTTTTTTTGCCTCATCCCAACCCACTAGGTTTACAAGATCTCGTAGGTAACCTGTAGGACTGCACGCAACCATTGGGTTAACCCCGTACAAAAAATCTCTAATCTTGTCTGCAAAAGCGATTCTGCTGTACCCATACTTCTCTACTAATATAGAGGCAAGAGTATCTTTTCCAGATTGAGCATAGCCGGTAAGGCCAATAAGGTTATAAGATTTTTTAATGTTTAGCTCTTCATCCGTAAACATAGACATCTGCTCCCAAGTCATGGTGTTAACCACGTACTTCTACCAGTTGTCTTATTGATGTTTACTCTACGAGTAATCTCTCTATTAATCAAAGATATGTCCTTTGATAGGCGCTCAGAAATAATGTGTATAAGTCCACGATAGTTAGACAGCTCCTGTAATGCGTCAAATTTAGCCTTGTAATCAGGATCTACGTCAATCTCTGCGTCAATCATAGAAACAGAAGTACCTGACTTCTTTAAAGCTAATCGTTTCTGTGATTTTATAAAGGATAAATTCTTATCTGCCTCTGCCCTGTCTACCTCGGCACACCAAAGCTGTAGGTTAATAAACTCTAAATAGGCAACGTACTTACTATACAGATCCATAACCTGCTCTTCCATAAGACCAGTGATGTCTGCAGGTAAAGCGGGTGCGTCGTAGCCGTAGCTTTGATTTACATCCATGCCCTGTGACTGCAAGGCCTCAATAGTTTTACGACTAGCGTCTGCAACTCTTAGTTCAATTGGACTCATCTAAGTTCTCCTTTGCCCAGTCATTCCACTCTTCGTTTAGTTCAGCAACGTCTATAGACTCTTGAAATCCATTTTCGTGCAAGTGTTCTATAAAGTCTTCATCAGCTACAACTACTGGTAAATCGCTATACGTAACTCCGTAATCAATCATTGACCGCCCCACCCTCCGCCTTTAAGTTGGATACCAAATGTAGAGTACTGACGAAATGCCTCTCCTCCACACTTACATACTACTGCAGCAGTAGGTCCGTCCACAATTGGAAAAAAATGCTCGGATACTTCTAAGCACTTAGTACATTTGTACTCATAATCAGGCATTAGGCAC